CTATAAATCATAGACCCAATTCAAGAGGATGTGGGCTTTCATAGCATTAACAGCCGTACTCTTTGTTGGACTTTTGAACTTCTTTGCGATGGCGAATAAACAGGAGGTGTTGGACCATTGGGACCAGTATAATAAAAATGTTTTTTTTCTCTTTTTCTTAGCACCTTTCTATAAGCCAGACAGTGATCCTCGGTCCCGGCTTCAATTCGCTTTTGATAATTTCAATAATTTACTTTCCACCTTTGCGGATGATACAATGAAGACGATTATGCAACCGGTAATGCAGATTTTTAAACTACTTACGGATGCCATCGGTCAAACAGTTGAAGGACTTTTCAACGTAAGAGGGCTTCTCAAGTCTATGTGGAGTCAGTTCAACAGTATGACAGAGGTGTTTATAAATCGTTTCCAGGGAACGCTTACGGCATTGAGAGCGACATATATGAAACTACATAGCGCAATTGGCAAGATGTTCGGTGTTGCAGTGGCGGGTATTATGTCAGGCCTTTCGGCGTATCAAGCAACGCTGAGCGTATTTGACCTCGTAATTAATATCATCATTACGATTTTGATTATTATAGCGGCCATTTTCATCTGGCTTCCTTTCCTCTTCATCGCAGTCTTAGCACTCATCATTATTGTGGTACAAATGATTGAACGAGCAGGCCAGGGCGATAAGATAAGCGGTATTGCGGGTGTCTTCTGTTTCCAGGAGGGCACACTGGTGAAAACCGAACAAGGCGAGGCACCGATAGAATCCATAGCGCTTGGAGCTACCTTGGCCGACGAAGGACATGTACAGGCGGTACTCAAGTTTGACCAAGAGACCGATGATATGTACGAACTCTACGGTGTCAAAGTGAGCGGTTCACACATCGTCTATACCGACGCAGGGCCAACACTGGTTGAACGACACCCGCTAGCGGTAAAACTACCAAAGGAGCACAGAAAAGTGTACTGTTTTATCACCACATCACGTCGTATTCCTATTGTTAGTAGTTCAGGAGTTATTGAATTTGCCGATTGGGAGGAGATAGAGAGTGATATTGATTATTTGAAAAAGTGGAATGAACAGGTATTTACGATACTCAATCCTAACCAGATTTATATCAAACCAAGCCCATATTCGCTCACATCGGAGGCCGGTTTTACGGGTGGAACACACGTAATGACACCGATAGGTCCTATGAAAATTCAGGAAATTACTCCCGGATGTAAAGTGATTGATGCCGACGGTAAGCAGACTACCGTACGTGGTATTATAGAATTGGCCGCTGAAGAGGTGATTAATTGTATTAAGTTGAGTAATACTTCGTATATGTCATCCGGTAATTGGACGAAAGTTGGCAACACCTGGTTACAACAACATACCTTGTGCGGTACAAAACCGGCAACGGAGACTTGGTTCCAACTTTTTACCGAGTCTGGAACCTTCTCGGTGATTGAAGGAGGACAATTTATTGAAGTGAGAGACTTCACCGATGTTGGTGTAGAGATAGAGAAGACATATGACTGGGTCTTGAAAACGTTAGCGGAGAAAATCTAATCCATAACTAAAGCAAATGTCTCCCAGAATCACATTCGTGCTCGTTATGTTGGGTCTGCTTCTTTTAGCAAATCTCTTGATGGTAAACGGTTTTACCAATTACCCCATTCGTGCTGAGGGATTTGTAGATTTTATGCTTGATAATGCAGCCCCAACCGGCGACAATTACAAGTCCATTGGAACCTACGATAACATTGTATACAAACCAGCCAACGGTTTATCCAACTGGCGTGGTCCAGCACCCAATGAGCCATTGTTAGGCCCCGATGTTGAACTCGGTCCCGACAATCTCTTCATGTTCAAGAACAACCAGTGCAAGCCAGAATGCTGCCCATCAAGCTACACTTGTAGCAGTGGTTGCGTCTGTACAACTGCCAAGCAGCGTGACTTTATTGCCAGCCGCGGTGGTAATCGTAACGAACCAACCGATCTCTAAACACCTAACATTCAATTACTTTCATAATATGCTAAAAGCATAAAATGAAATGTATAACAAAATCGTTTAGATACCCTTACCGGTGAAAGCAGCATCAAGCGAGGCACCGACTAATGGAGAATCAACAGCAGTGAATGCGTTGTCAATTGGAGTACCGGCCATCAACATACCTTCATCTGGAGCGCCACCCTGAGGCATTAAAGAACGGCTGAGTGTCTGTAAAGTGACCTGTTTGGTTTCGGCGAGTGCCTGAGCGGGTTTGACGTAATTAAATGCCGATTTTTCTGTGACTGGTTCCTTGGTCTCCTGCATATCTACGTAGTTCTCAAAGAACTCTTTGGAATCCAATTCAACGGTGTATACACGACCAATCAATCCTTCGCCCATACATTTACGGTAGTGAATGTGAGGAGAGAGGGCACCTTTAACTGGTACTGTGTAGGGTTGTGGCTTGCGTACCTTGAGTTGAGCCATACCTGAGGCGTCACCGACAGCTACACCGGCATTACGGTAATCTAAATAGGCCATTTGCCAGTCGTTGAGTTCATGTAAATCTTTGTTCTTTGGTTCGGCGGCCCAGTAAAGTACTTTTGTACCGGGACCGACCAAAACCTCTTTGGTGATATCAGCATTCTCGGGAGTTTGAACTTTGAGGACAGAGCAGGGGATGACCGACTTGCCGAGGAAAGGCAAATAACTATCACGATGAAAACCGATAAAGAGCGCTGCGATTCCAACGGCGGCAAAGATGGCGTTCGCTAAAATGACGTTGCGACCGGTAATATATGTTACAAAGTCCTTACCTGATAAGCTCTTGATTCCCCAGTTGAGTCCACCTACAACGAGGAGAACCATTGCGATAGCATACATCTTGGCTGACCAATAGTGGTTCATTCTCTGTTATTATACGGCTAAAATCAATTCATAAACTTGCGTATCTGCGGGAATATCTTTGGCAGAACAACGGAATTGTGAAAAGATGGGCTTTTCAACTTGTACTTTGGGTACAGCGTTGTGTACGTCGGCTGCCAATGCTCGGTACAAATCAAAGTCAGGATATCGCTCTTCGCCACTTGGTGTGCGAAGTACATTCTTTCCGTTGTCATCGGTGAGCCATTCCCATAATAAATTGTAAATTGGGCTGACGGTTTCAGGATAGAGTTTGGCACCTTCGCGCGACATAATTTTGACGGGCGAAGCGTTTTCTGGTCGGTCCGGAAAGAGTGATTCCAATAATGATACTGCTAAACGACATAAATCAAATGAGGTGTTGGGTTCAACTCGTTTGCCGTCCGCCTGGTCGTAGAAAGGTTCGCAATTGTACTGGGTCGCTGCGTCGTTTCCAGGGAAGAAGGCGTCGCTAATGAAAAAACCGACTTTTGGAACTGTAAATGAGGCACGACCGAAATCAATAATCTTCATAAGGCGACCGTAGGTTGGAACTTTCATATACCAGCTCTCCTTTCCTTTGATAACTCGGTAATAGATATCGGTTGTACCAGTACCGGACCACATAATGTTATTTGTATGTAAATCGTTGTGGACGAAACCGAAATAGTGTTGAGCGGTGACCAGGCCAGCGATTACTTGAAACAACCACGCAGCCCATCGTACATCCTTGGTTTCAAGCATTGCGCCTTCCTCCTCCTCCTCTTCAAGTAAGTTGTCCATTGTACCGTCGGCCTTTTCTAAGAGAGAGACCTGAACTGGAAAGTTTTTGAATTCTACAAATTCTTCACAATCATTGCTATCGTAGGAGGCGGATCCAGAATCGGAGCCGGATTCGGAGCCTGAGAGTCTTGCTAATCTCAATTTGGGACTTGTTAGTTTCACAGGCTCCTCTTGGCTTACTATAGGTTCCTCTTCGCTCACCATTATCTCATTTGTGCCCGTCAAGATTCCTGTTTCCGCATCAACGGAAATAAAATCGTCCATACTTAATGCTTCACCAGGTTGCGTAAAAAGTGTTTCAAGAGACTTTTTCACTTCTAACGAATCATCGCTTTCCTGATACTTAAAAACACCGAGTTGCTGATTCATTTTCCACCATGGTTTACGGCGTAAAGAATCGTACTCTTCCGTTATATTGTAAATGTATGTATCAACCCGCGAGGAGAAAGTACCGTAACAGAGACACCAATGAGGAGAAATACGGCTTTCGGCCAATTTGGAGGCGTATAATGCGAACAGCGCATCCACATACGCTTCATTGAGTGGATTGTTGATTTTCATCAGTGTATTTTTCCATAATTCACTGGGTGCTGATAAGGCACCTTCATCTGGTAAGACGTATTCTCCCTCCATAGCGAGCAAGGGGTCCAATAAATGAATACGTTTGATGAAAATATCTCGTTTTGTACCATCATTAAGGACTAAGGAAGCATCAAAACTTGATTCGCTTTGTCTCTCTACAGTCATCACTCGCTCACCAGATATACCGAGCCAACATGATTTGAATCCTACAAGAGAACCTTCAAGAGATGGTTCTAATTTTTCAAGTGCTGAAAAATACGCTTGGGGTTTCTTGAATTCGGTTAGAGCATCGCAAATGCTTGGTGGCAATTCAGCGGGAGATCCTGACAGTAATAAGGATGAAGGCAATTCAGTGACTGCCGGTTTTGCGACTTTTACGTTGTTGTTGGTTGTATTTCCGCTGCCACTGCGAGCGCCTCCACGGGCACCGCCGCGAGCACCGCCACGAGCACCTCCACGACCACGAGGTGCGCCATGACCACCACGATTTCGATTAGCACCACCAGGCATTTCTAAAACTCGTGCCGGGTCTAATTTGATAGACTTTACGCATAAAAATTGAGGAAACGCGGTAAAAGAAAAATGAATGAAGTATATATCAATAGAAATGAGTGCTCCGGTAAGACCAGGTATGGGTTTGACGGCGATGTTGCCAACGATGGGCGATTCGGCAACTCCCCGCCCAACAATGAATTTGCGCCTCTCCAAATTCAATATGAATATGATTCCCGATGACGGTGTTGTGCTTTTTATTGGTCGTCGTGGTACCGGTAAGTCTTGGCTCATTAAAGATTTGATGTGGTATAAACAAAAGTTTCCCATCGGCACAGTGTTTTCGGGTACTGAAGGCGCCAACGCTTTCTACGGTTCTATGGTGCCAAGTCTCTTTATTCACGACGAGGTTGTACCACAGACAGTTAGCAATGTACTCAAGCGTCAGGAACAGATTACGAAGCAGATTCGTAAAGAGACCGAGATTCGTGGGTCCTCCCAACTTGACCGTAAAGCGTTCATTATTATGGACGATTGTTTGTACGATAACAAGTGGGTAAACGACAAATGGATTCGTTCATTGTTTATGAACGGCAGACATTACGGCCTCCTTTACATCTTGGCCATTCAGTACGTTATGGGTATTCCGCCAGTCCTACGAGGACAGGTGGATTACGTATTTATTTTACGAGAAAATCAGGTGAGCGCACGTCGTCGCATTTACGAACAGTTCGCCGGTATCTTTCCTACGTTTGAACTTTTC